CTTTTTCTAGGAGATCGGATGCCTACTACCAATATGAGCCTGAATGAACCCTCTGTAGGTCAGACTTCTGGACCTGATTGGGCAACAGATACCAATGCCAATTGGGAAACTCTGGATGCACATGACCATACCAGTGGGAAGGGGGTCCAACTCACTCCAAGTGCTCTGAACATCAATTCAGATGTAGAGTTCAACCAGAACAGTGCAACGGAGTTGAAGAACATGATCTTTGACTCTTCTGTAACTCCTGCCACCACCTCCTATTCGGTGTACCAGAGTGGAGGAGATCTGTACTGGAGGAATGGGTCCGGGACTGCAGTTCAAATCACTTCAGGGTCCAATGTGAGAACCACAGGTGGGTCCATAGACGGGATGAGTGGAAATGACTCAGAAGCAGCATACGGATCTGGGATCTTCACATGGCAGTTTGACTCCACCAAGACTCCGTTTGCAGGAGCAAAAATGTCTCATGCAGACATTAACCTCTACAAGTATGACGGGTCTTCTGGGTCCAATGCGTATGTGATTCTCAAATACACAGGAAGTTCTGCAGGGTCCAACAATCTTACCTTTCCTGATGAGACAGGAACCATTCTATCCACGGCAACCTCCTTTGCAGGAGCAATAAATATTGATGCCACAGGAGGGTCTGGCTCGATCACATTGGATGCTGCGACTTCTGTCAGTATTGAAGCAGACACAACCATCACTTTAGATGCTGAAGGTGACATCAATCTGGACTCAAACTCTGGAGTCCTGACATTTAAGGACAATGGAACTGCGATTGGCAAGATCAGCAACTCCTCTTCTGATCTGGTCATCGAAAATGAAGTGGATGCCAAAGACATCATCTTCAAACAGTATGACGGCAACGAGGTTGTCAGGATGGCAGATGATCGGAGACTCTACTTCTATGACAAAGGAGGTGAGTACATCTACGGAGATGGATCAAATTTGTATCTGGTTGCAGGAACGGCAATCACATTTTCTTCAGGATGGACCGCAGCATCACAGACTTGTGCGAACCTTGGCACAGTAACTACGGCAGATATTAATGGGGGAACTATTGATGGGGTTGCCATTAATAATTGTATTATAGGAGGATCAACGGCAGCAGCAGGATCATTCACTTCTTTAGATGTTGACAATGGGAATATTACCAACGTGGGTGATATCGATTGTGACAGTGTTTCAATAGCAGATGCAGCAGTTGGTCTGGACATTCAATTTGGTGGGAATACCACACTTAACAAAATTACTTTAACTGATAATCTTGCTGATGCACTTAATGTAACAGAATCAAGTAACTCTTATATGAAATTTGTAACAACTAATAACTCATCTAATTCATACACTGAAAGAATTATCATTTCTAAGGATTTGGAAACATCTGAAAACTCTAAAGTAAAGCAATTAGGTGCATGTCTTCAAAGCTCAACTCATCAATCTTTATTAATGGGGTACTAATATGTCTGGAATACCAAGCGGAAACGGAACAGAGGTTTTAAAGCGTAAAACAAAAGCGACTAATAATAACGCATGGTTTGAAATACTTTCTGGAACAAATAATCATATTTACACAATACTTTCTATTATATTCGTTAACCGAACTAGTTCATCTGGTGTTATTGAAATACAAGTGAATGATGGAAGTAATGATGTAACCATATTAGGTTCAACAACTGTCGGAAGTAATGGAACATTTGTCTGGAACGATAAATTTGTTATGGAAGAAGATGATGATTTAGATGTTTATAACGGACATACTGATGGCGATTGGTATGTTAGCTACATAGACCAAGATTGGACATAAGGAGCTAATATGAGTGGATTAGTTGGGCAAGTTGATTCTAGGTCAAAATTAGTAGGTTTAAATAAAACTGTTAAGGCTTTTGCAGTTTTTGATCAAAAAACATCTACAACACATACTATTGGTGGTAGTTTTAATGTCAGTACCATTGGGGATGAGGCACAAGGAAAATCATTAGTTAATTTTCTCAGTCCCATGAGAAATGCAAATTATACTGTAACCACAAACCACGCTGAAGATAATGGGAGTTATGGTAATTACGGTGATGGATCACGGGTCTCAGCTCATAGAGATCCTGCAAGAACAACGTCTGCGTTTTATGTGGCTTGTACAGTAGATAACTCAGGAGGTTTTGCAGATATGGAAACAGTAGACGTTATAGTTTGCGGAGATTAAATGAAAATAATTTACAAACGAGAAGATGGAGGTGTTACGGTTTTGCATCCGACATCTGAGTGGAGTGGAACAATGGAAGAACTTGCACAAAAAGATGTTCCAACTGGGTTAAAATATAAAATCGTAGAAGATTCAGTTATTCCAACTGATCGTTCATTCAGAAATGCGTGGGAGGTTGATGAAAAAGACTTAACTGACGGAGTAGGTGCATGATCACAATCAACATGAATAAAGCCAAAGACATTACTAAGGAAAGACTTAGGCATGAACGGAAACCTTTGCTTGAAAAACAAGATATTTTGTTTATGAAAGCACAAGAAGCAGGATCGGACACCACTGCAATCATAGCTGAAAAAAACAGACTGAGAGACATTACTAATTCAGTAGATTCTTGCACTACTACTGAAGAACTTAAAGCAATTAGTTGTGAGTAAAAAATGACATTAGAAGAGATCCAAAAAGAAATAAATCAAACAAAGAATGAGTTGGCAAAAGTACCACAAATAGAGGCACGTTTGCATCGTTTACTAGGTATGGAAGAGATACTGTTAATCCAAGAAGAGGAAAGTAAGAAACCTAATCTCAAGGTTGCTTCCTCTGATGCCACTGGATAAGACACTCATCCCTATCGATCTGTCTGGTTCTCTGGACACCAAGACAGATCAGAAGATGGTTCTGCCTACCAAGTTGACAGGACTTGAGAACGGAGTCTTCACCAAAGGGTCCACCATCACCAAGAGAAATGGGTACTCCAAACTGTCTCGTTCTGTCTCAGGATCTTCCACTCTGATCAGTTCTGGAGATGCCTTGAGTACCTTCCAGAATGAGTTACTCCTTTTCTCCAACTCCAATCTCTACTCTTATGTAAATGGGAGAAATGAGTGGGTGGACAAGGGAGGAACGCTTAGTGTGACAGTGACTGCAGAGGACATTATTCGTAATGACTATGAGCAGTCCTCACCAGACTTTGCATACGGAAACGGTTTGTACTGTATTGCATGGGAGGACACACAGGGAGGAGTCAGAGCATCCGTGATTGATGCCACCAGTGGTGCAGTTCTGCAGAACAATACGAGTATCTCTGCGACAGGAAAACTTCCCCGTGTGGTGGAGTTGGACGGAAGACTTGGAGTGGTCTATGTGGAGGACTCAGATGATGACATTGACATCAAACTCCTCAGTGCTACAGATCCCACCACATTTGGATCTGCAGTTCAGTTGGCATCCAATGCTGCCACCAGTGGACAACAATTAGATGTCGCAAAGTACCAAGATAAGGATGCTATCTTTGCCTACCGTAATTCCTCCTCTCAGGTTCAGGTTGCATACATCACCCTCAATGGGGAGGTAGGGAGTTTAGTAAACGGTTATGTTGCTCCTGCAACCATAGCATCAGACCCCAAAGACTCTCTGGCAATCTTCAAAGACCCCTACAATGACACAGATATTTATGTGGCATACAGTACAGATGCAGGAAGTGTTGGTCTGAAACTAACACGGATGATCTTTGACCTCACTGCAGTTGATACAGAGACTGTGGAGGGTACAAGTACCGTTATCCCCCGTGTGTCCCTCACTACTGATGGAACAGACATTGTGGTGCTCTATGAGCATAATGCCACCAATGACTATGACCACTTGGTAAAGAAAGTAACCTATGATGTCAGTGCATCCTCAATAGGGTCTGCATCAGTCATCAAGAGGAGTGTGGGACTTGCATCCAAGGGTTTCTATTACAACTCCAAGACTTACATGGTGGTGGTCCATGCATCAGATCTCCAAAGTACTTTTTTCTTAATGGACACCACAGGTCTGGTGGTAGCAAAGATGCAGACTAGTGTTGCAGGAGGACTCCCCGGAGACTCCACTTTGGTCTCTGTAACTGATGATGCAAGTACCGGGATCTTTAAATTTCCTGTACAGGTTAAGACCCGTCTGGTGAGCAGGGATGATGACATTTATTCACTCAAGGGTCTGGGTCTTTCTACAGTGGATTTCACTCAGTCTGCATCCTTTCAGGGGTTGGAGTTGGGGGAGAACTTACACATAGCAGGGGGTTTTGTCAGTGCTTATGACTCACAGACCATCGAGGAACATGGGTTTCACCTGTACCCTGAGAATGTCAGTGCAGCCCTAGCAAGCGGAGGTTCTCTCACATCAGGAGGGTCTTACCAGTTCAGAGTCATCTATGTCCACACAGACTCACGGGGCCAGATACACAGGTCTGCACCCTCTGTAGCAGTCACAGGATCTCCTTCAGGGGGGAACCTCAAGGTCACCCTCACCATACCTACTCTGAGGATTACAGAACACACCTCTGTCAACTGTGAGGTCTACAGGACTCAGAACAATGGGACTCTGTATTACAAGGTAGGAAGTGTTGCAAATGATACCTCTGCAGACTCAGTTTCCTTCACTGATGACGGGGCCATTAATGACACACAGTTATTAGCCAAGGAACTTCTTTACACCAATGGAGGGATTGTTGAGAACATCAGTCCTCCTGCAACCTCAGTTTTGGGGAACTTCAATAATAGAATGTTTGCAGTCTCATCTGAGAATCCGAAACTGCTCTATTACTCCAAGAAGAGGGTTGCGAAATCTCCAGTGGAGTTTTCAGATGTTTTCTCCATTGTCATGAACAAGGCAGAGAGGGTGACTGCACTGATGGAAATGGATGAGAAACTGGTGATCTTTGAACCCTCACGGATCTTCTACCTCACAGGTGATGGACCCACCCCTGCAGGGTTGCAGAACAACTTCTCAGAACCACAACTGGTTACTTCTGATGTGGGATGTACCAACCTAGACAGTGTGATGTTGACTCCTCTGGGGATCATGTTCATGTCCCAGAAAGGGATCTATCTCTTGGACCGTAAAATGGAGACTGCCTACATTGGAGCAGCCGTTGAGTCCTACAACTCTGAAACCATCACCAGTGCAGTGATGGTGGCAGACAGTTCACAAGTGAGGTTCACCACTCAGAATGGTCCCTGTCTGGTTTATGACTTCTACTATGGAAAGTGGAGCACCTTCACCAATCACTCAGGAACAGGTGCAGTGATATGGAAGGCAACGGATAACTATACCTATCTCAGAACCTCTGGAGGGATGGTTTACCAAGAGGATTCCTCCTCCTACACTGATGTAGATGCATCAGTAAGTTTGAAACTCACAACTGCATGGATCAAACCTTCCTCCATACAGGGTCTGCAGAGGGTCAGGAGAGCACTGGTTCTGGGGGATTAT